TGTGAATTATCCTTTAACGGATATAGCACATAAATTGTAAAGTTTATCGTATCTAAACTTGAGAAAAATTAAAATAAATTTATTATAAATTATGGCTATAAAATTTTGTACAGAGTGCGGCGCAAGACATGAATATAAATTTAGTCCACCTAAATTTTGTTCTAACTGTGGTGCTCCGATGGGAGTAGCTAACGCTAGCGAAACAACACATCAAAAAAAAGTTTCTAAAAAAATAACAGCTCTTAATGACAATGAAACTGATGCTGAGTATGTGCCCAGTCTTACAAAATTAGAATACGAAATCGATGATTTTGGTACAAGCTTACAACAAACAATGGGTTCTTTGGCAGGTAAACAAGCTCCAAAACGGAGAATTAATAAAATCAGAGACATTAATGATTTGTGATGTACAGTTTCGAGGAAAAACTCCCAGAAATAGAGGCGGCATTAGAGCGCAAAAGATCAAAGTGGGATTTAGATGCTTTGGCTTATATTGATTATGACGATATTAAACAAATCATTATGTGCCACATACATAAAAAGTGGTCATTATGGGATCAGTCAAAACCAATCGAACCTTGGTTAAGTAGGGTTGTATCTAATCAGTTTAAAAACTTACTGCGCAATCATTATGGTAATTTTGTAAGACCATGTTTGAGGTGCAAATTTAATCTTGGAGGAGATAGTTGTGGCATGACTGTTAGCGGAATTCAAGAAAATAGCTGTAAAGACTACAAAGCTTGGGAGCAAAAGAAAAAAGCTGCATACGACATCAAGCTCGCTGTAACAATGGAGAATCATACTAATGAAATTTATAAAAGAAGAGATAATTTTTTAGATATTGAATCTGCAACTAACAAATTATCAAAAGAGATAAAAAACGAACTAACCTCAAGACAATTTACGGCATTTAAAATGTTGTTTATACAAAACAAATCAGAAGAAGAAGTGGCAAAATACCTTGGGTTTAAAACAACAGAGCGGAAAAGATCGGCTGGTTATAAGCAAATTAAAAACTTAAAAAAAATTTTTCAAGAGAAGGCTAAAAATATAATAAAAGAAAAGGATATTATATGATTAAATTAACAGACATTCAAAAAGAATTTATTCTAAATTTATTCAAAGAAGACCCAAACATCATTAACATTACAAAAAAAGTTTTTGAAAATGATAAACTTGATGGAAGATCAAAAGAAGGCAAAGCGGTTACAAAATTTTTGGCAGAAAATGGTTTAAAAGCCAAAACAACAAAACATCCAAAAGCTAAAGATGTAAGTATTACCGAAGATCAGAAAGAGAGCATTTTAATGATGTCGGAAGATGGTATGAATACATCCCAAATTGCAGATTTGATTTTTAAAAAGACCGTCAAAAGATTAAGTAATGAATGGAGGGTAGTAAATGAGATAGTCAGCGAAAAAAACGAAGAAGAAAAAGACAAAGGTCAAGATTCTTCTGGAAACTATATCCCTCCTCAAGCTATCTCACGCATAATAAAAAAAATTAATGATTCTACTGGCTACGGACTTGAAGAAGACAGAATGTCAAGAAATCAAAAGCATTGCTGTGATAAGTTACGAATCAATCTCAGCAACTCAAGATTCGTTGCTATTGTAAATAATTATACAAATCCCAGAGATAAAGAACTGTTTGAGCAGGAGTTTATCCGCCTAACTTGGGATAAACCTGATCTTACTGCAGATGAACTTAATCTGTATATGAATGTGGCAAAGGAAATTATCAATCTTGAGTTAATCACAGGCCACTTACAAAAACTAAACGATATGTTTGAAAGTGCGGACGACCAAGATGAGATGACAGTCCGTCTAGCGGAAATTATTAAGGCTAAAAGCTCCGAATACCATCAATGCGAGTCTCGCATCGAAAACCTTACAAAGAAACTTCAAGGAGACCGTGGGGCGCGTTTAGCAAACAAGCAAAAAGAGACAGCATCCTTTCTTTCTATCGTTCAACTATTTCAAGAAGAAGAAGAGCGTGAAAATATGGTGCGCATTGCAGAAATGCAAAAAGAAGTGATAAAAGAAGAAGCCAAACGTCTTGAAGAAATGTCGGCTTGGAAAGCTCGTGTTTTAGGTATTGGAATTGATGATGTCCTATAAATGCAAAGAATGCGATTCAAAGTTTGGATCAGAAAAATCACTACACAGTCATCTTAAAGCTCACAAGATGTATGTAGCAGATTACTATGTAAAACACTATCCACGTTTTAATAAGCTAAACGGTAATCCACTTCCATTTAAGACTAAGGACGAATATTTTGAAAACGATTTTACATCAAGATCGCAACTTGTGAAGTGGTGTAAATCTGCGCCTAGCAAAGAAGTAAAAGATTATATCATTGAATTAACGAAGCGCAGAATTAAACAAAAGAAATATACTCATGCGCCGTTTCATTTGGAGCTTTTAAAACGTCAACTACCCGACTTAGATTTATACAAAAAGCATTTTGGAACATATACTAAAGCCTGTAAGCAAATGGGCGTATTACCCATATTCAATAAGGGTTTACCTGAAGAATTCAATGAAGAAGTTGATGTTAAAGTTTTGATCGATACACGAGAGCAGCAGCCATTAGAATTTTCTAAATCACAAATTTTAAAATTGGATTTCGGAGATTATACTTTGGGTGGAAATAATTTTTCTAATACATTTGTAGATAGAAAAAGTTCTGGAGACTTCCTTTCTACATTTGGCGGTCAAGTTAATAGATTTAGGAGAGAAATGGAGAGATGCATACAGGTGGATGGATATATGTATATCGTCGTAGAAAAGTCAATAGAAAAGATAGAAAAAGAAGCTGTATTCACAAGAGGTAGAAAAAAGCCAAAACTGGGCTGGATATTTTCTAACATGATTTCTGTTCAACACGAATTTGCGGGTCACTGCCAATTTATATTTACGGATAGTAGAGCACACAGCGAAGAAATCATTCCAAAACTATTATTTTTGGGCGATAAGTTGTGGAATGTAGATATTCAATATTTTTTAGATAAGGAAGCAAAATGAGTTGGGACGTTGGCAATCAGAAGCCTCTAAAAAGAAAAGATGTAAACAAACAAATTTTAGAACTTGAAGGATACCTTGAAGATACTAAGGCAAAGTTGTGGCTATATAAATTTCTAAAAGAAAATGTAACATTTACCACCGAATTACTTACTGGTATCGAACTTTTTCCGTTTCAACATATGGCTGTTAAAGCTATGATGGAAAACGACTACTTTTTAGGTATCTGGTCTCGTGGTATGTCTAAGTCCTTCTCTACTGGCATTTTTGCTTTATTAGATGCTTGTCTAAATCAAGGCGTACATATCGGAATAATTTCAAAATCATTTCGTCAGTCCAAGATGATCTTTCGCAAGATCGAAGATATAGCACAAGACAAAAAAGCAGAATTGTTTCAACAATGTATTGGCAAGGTGGGTAAATCTAATGATGAATGGTCTATGCAGATTGGCGCAAGTCGCATAACAGCTTTGCCTCTTGGAGATGGTGAAAAGCTTCGTGGTTTTCGTTTTCAACGCATTATTATTGACGAGCTTTCACTTATGCCAGAAAAAGTATTGAACGAGGTTATTATGCCGTTCCTTGCTGTTGTAGAAAACCCAACGGAAAGACAAAAAATTAAAGACGCAGAAGATGCGATGATAAAGGCTGGTAAAATGTCTGAGGACGAAAGAACTGAATGGCCATCTAATAAAATGATTGGTCTATCATCTGCATCCTACAAGTTTGAATATCTTTACAAGATGTATCAAGCCTATGAGAACATGATTTTTAACCCTGGAGCAAAAAACCAAGGTAGAAGATGTATAATGCAATTTAGTTATGATTGTGCGCCGAAAGCCCTTTACGATGAAAATTTAATTAGCCAAGCAAAAGGGACAATGAGTCAGTCTCAGATTGATAGAGAGTTCAATGCACAATTTACAGATGATAGTGCTGGGTACTTTAAAATTAGCAAGATGGCTGATTGTACAATTCCTGATGGAGAATCTCCTGCTGTAGAAATAGCAGGAGAAGAAGGCGCTGAATACATTTTGGCGTTTGACCCTTCTTGGTCTGAGTCTGAAGCGTCTGATGATTTTGCTATTCAGGTCT